CGCAAATCCGCAATCATCGCGCGGTGTTCGAAACGGTGGAAAAGGCCCATGCCGTAGATCAGCAGAATAAAAACGAAAAACATCATGCGGGTATTTTGCGCTGCCCGCTGCAAAACCGCAAGCGGCCTAAAGCGGGCGGCGCAGCGCGGCCAGCTCCAGCCAGCTCTCCCCGCTTTGCGCTTGCCGGACGGATATAATCTCGTAAACGGTTTTGGCCGTTGTATCCGTCAGGCGCATGCCCGTAACTACATCCCCGCGCGTGCGGATGTGCAGACGATAGGAAATGTCACTATCGCGCCGCCGCTGGCGCAAGCTTTCTCCGCCGCCCAGCTCTTCGATTGCGGCGTATACCAGCGGGTGCATGGTGACATCCTGCCAGACGGTATGCCAGCCGCCGCCGCCATCGGGGACTTTATGTGCTTCTTGGAGTCTGAGCGCGTGGCGCATGGCGCCGATACGGGGTGTCATGCCAGCCTCATCATGCGAAAAGGACGAAAAAGAATACCCGCGCCCGACAGCTCCAGCGCGCGCTCCGGCGCATCACCGCGGTTTTCGTACAAATAGGCGACCAGCTGCTTCATGCCCTGCCGCAGCATGGCCGGCACGGCCTGCGGCGCGGCGCCGAAACCGGCGGTATAGCGGATTTCGATGCCGTTTGCGATGCGTGCGGGCGCGGGCGCGGCAATGCCCGTTTGCAGCAACAGCCTGCCCGGGCGCCGCAGCGTATCGGCGTAATAATGCGCGGGCGGAAATGTGGCGGGCACGCCCGCGGCATCGTAAATATAAACCCCCTCCACGCTGCATAGCGGCGGGCGGGGCAGCAGCACCGCCTGCGGCACGATGCTGCGCACCCCCTCGCGCACGCCGTCCCACCAGCCGCGGCTTTCCTGCCCGGGCCAGCAATCCAGCCATAAGCTATATCCGCGGTTGATCAGCGACAAACCCGTCGCCTGTTCGCAGGCCATGCGCGCGGTCGCGATCAATCCGGCAATCAGCGCATCCTCGGCATCGTGGCTGATGCGCAGGTGCAGGCGCGTTTCCTCCAGCGTCAGCGCCTCCGCCCCTGCGGGCAGGGTTTCCACCAGATGATAGGCGGGTGTGGTCATGGGTTTCTCCGTTGATACGCAGCGGGCAAAAAGAACGGGCGGGGCGGCAAGATGCAACCCCGCCCGCGAAGGGGAGGCAGGAGGCGGTCAGTCGTGATGCGGTCTAGGCATTATCAACAGGCTTTTGCGCGGCATTGGCGGCCAGCGCCAGCATGGCAAGCTGAATACCGTCGGTCAGGCCCTGCGGCGCGGCGGTAAGGCGCACAAATCTTTTGCCGCCGCTGTATTCGACCGCATAACGCATATCCGCCTCGGCGTTGCTGTCCACGCGTTTGAAAACCCCGTTGGACACCGCCATGTCAGGCTTCACATCGCCGCTTTGGCAGGCGCTAAATGCGGCGGGCGCGCCCGCGCCGTTGTCATCGGCGTGTTCGATTTTCAGGTCAAGATAGACCGAAGGCCCCAGCGTATCCGCCGTATCGCCTAGCATGACGGCAACGGCCAGTGCGCCGATGCCCTGCATGTCGATGGTTTCGCTGACAATCGGCCCGCTGGTCACGGTTTGCGGCGCGGCAATTTGCGATACGCCGATATTGTGGATGATGTCGTGCATAAAAGTCGTCCTTTCGTATAAAAAGAAAACCGGAAGGCGCGCCGTTCTGCCGGCATATATCCGGCAGATGCGCGGGGGGCGGCGCAAGGGCGCAGCCTTCCGGTGCATGCGGCGCAGCGGTTGTCACCGAAGGCGCATGCGGGGGAGAGGTATTCGCCCGATCAGCTGGCGGCGAATTTCATCAGCTTGATGGCTTCGAAATTCACCACATCGCCGCCGACACGCTTGGTCGTATAGAATTTGACGTAGGGTTTGGCGGTGAAACTGTCGCGCAGGATGCGGATACCCTGACGATCGACAATCTGGTATCCGGCGCTGAAATCGCCGAAGGCAATCGACAGGCTGCCGGCGGTGATATCGGGCATGTCTTCCGCCTCGACCACATTGAAGCCGAGCAGCGTGCCGCCCTGTTTCATTTGAAAATCAGGCTGCCAGATATAATTGTCGTTGCCGTCCTTGAGTTTGCGCACCTCGGCGAGCGTCGATCTTTTCATCATGAAAACAGCCTTTTCGCGGTAGGCCGATTTCAGCGCATAGACAAGGCTGATGAGCGCATCGCCGGGGTTTTCATCGGCGAAATCGCCGCTGCCGCCCGACAATACCTGTTCGATGACAGAAAATCCCGATGCGCTCGGCGTGCCTGCCGCATAGGTCAAAAAACCGCGCGGTTTTTTGACGCCGTTGCCGGTCACGAAGGATTCGTTTTCCATGCGTGCCAGACGTTCGGCGATTTTCGCGGCCAGCCATTCCTCGACATTGAACAGGCTGTCGTCGAGCAGTTTTTGCGTCGCGCGCGGCTCCGCATATTGTTCATGCACGGGGATGCGGTATTCGCCGATTTTGGGCGCGGCGGTTTCGGGGCGGGATTCGGTTTCGCCCACCCAGCCCGATGTCGCTTCGTTGAGGTCGTGGATACCTTCCAGTGCATCGGTGCCGATGGTAATCACGCTTGCGACCTGACGCATGGGCGATGTATCGCGCACCAGCTGGGCAATGCGCCCCGACAGGTCGGGCGTCACGGTATAGCCACCGTCGGGGTCGGACCCTGCCGACAGCGCCTTGATTTCATCCACGCCGCCGCCCGCGTTGTTCTTGCGCAGGTAACTGCGCAGCGCGGATTTGTACTGGCGGTATCCGTCGATGCCAAGGTCGTGTTCGATACGGCCCTTGCGCTCCAGCATGAACATCTCGGCTTCTTTCCATTCGTCGCCGCTGCCGTGTGCGGGGCTGCGGCTGATGGCGGTTTCGATTTGATCTACGCGGCGTTTGGCGGCATCGGCGGCGTCAAGCGCGCGGCTGATCTCGCCGTTCAGGCGGTTGACTTTCATATCGGTCAGCGGGTCGGCGGCGCCGCGGCGTTCAATTTCCCGCAGGCGCTGGTCGTTGGCTTCCTTGAAGGCTTCAAAAGCGCGGCCGAGGTCGTAGACGGCCGAGCGGACATCCTGTGTCATGGCATAATCCTTTTGTTCGGGTGAGGGGGATTGTGTATTACGTCAGTCGGCGCAGGCGCGCGGCAAGCTCGCCGATCATCTCGGCAAGGCCGTCGTCCTCTGCCCCGTCCCCCTCCGTCGCGTCGCGCGCGGCGAGGGCCTTGTAGCCATGCGCCATCAGCGCCTTGGCCTGTTTGCGGCTGAACCCTGCATCGCGCAGGACGGCCTCCACATCTTTTTCGGCGGGGACATGCCCCGCGGCGAATTGGGATTTTACGGCGCGGATGCGCGCCCGCTCGTTCGCCGGAAAGGTGACGATAGAGACCTCCAGCAAATCCAGCTCCGTCAAAAGCCGCACGCCGCTTGTGGCGTCCCGCGTGGATTGAACGGTGCGATAGCCGATAGAAAGTCCGCTGACCACGTTTTCCTTCAAAAGCGCATAGGCTTCGCGTGCCTGTGCGATATCATCCGTGAACAATCTTCCGCTGACATAAAGCCCATGACTGTCTTCGTGCATGGCCTGCCACATGCCGATGGGTTTTTGCACATTATGTTGCCACAGCATGGGCGGAAAGCGCCCTTCTTCACGGCATTTTTGCAAACTGCGCGTAAATGCGCCCGCCGCAATGCGGTCATTCGCGCTGTCGATATTGCCGAAAACGGCGGCATAGCCCTCGAACACGCCAGAGGGGGCGAATTTCAATTCCGCGCGCGTATCCAGCACGGCAGCCGTTTGGGCGAGTGGGGAGGGAAGGCGCGGGTTCATCAGACAGTCTCCTCGGCGGGTAGAATGACGGGGTGGATGCAAAACGGCCCCTCGGCAGCGACCAGCGTTTGCCCGCCGATCGTCAGGCGCAGCTGCCCGAAAAAATCGCCGAGGAGGGGCGCGCTGCCGCTTTGCAGCTGCGCTGTATCAATGCCGACATGCGCCGCGCTCTCCGTGAAAATAATCCCGCCAGCGGGACTGCTTTCAAGGGTGACGAGCGCACGCTCCCCCGCGCGGCGGGCGATGCGGTATTCCGCCGCGGCGTCCGTCAGGTCGACGGCCTGTCCCGCCGCGTCGGTGATGTTGAACACCAGCGTGAATATTTCGCCGCTGCGAACCTCGACCAGCGGGTGAATGGCGGTATGCATGTTGTTTACCTTTCTTCGGGCAGGACAATGCGGATATGAAACGGCTGCGCGACGGCAACGCGCGCGGGCATAAAAGTCATGCCGGATATTCTGGCGATACACAGCAGGTGCGGACGCCAGACGGCGGCAAACATCTGCCGCGGCACGGCGCGCGCGGCCAGCGGTTGTGTCTGGTTGAAAACGGCGGCATATCCGGCCTGCCGCACGGCAGGGGCTGATACGCCGATGCCGATACCGCCGCCGATGCCACAGGCGGGCGTCATGCAGAACGCTCCACGAACAGGGCCTCGTAATCCAGATACAAAAGCCGCGCGGTGGTCCCGACGACTTTTTGTATGGCGGCTGATACCGGGTTATAGAGCATCATGCCAATCAGCTGCGTATGCACGGCGCAGGGCGTGCCGTTGATCGACAGCGCCGCGCTGACATCGGCATCGGCGGCGGCGCCTGTCACTGTCAGTTCCATGTCGTACCAGACGCCGGCAGAAACGGCGATGCCGGTATCAATATCGCTGACGCTGCTGGTATTGCGACGGCGCAGCACCCAGTTGGGGTTGTCCTTGTCGTAGTACCAGTAAAACCCGATGGCGGTGGCGGGCGCTGTCGTCGCGGCCGTGCCGATGCTGACGCCGCCCCAGACGCGGATTTCCTGCGACCCCGCCGCCGTCAGGTTCGCAAGCCGGATACGGCTCAACAGGCGCAATTTCTTGCCCGGTGTATGCAGCATCATCGCCGCAGTGCCAAGGCCGCGCAGCGCCGCGCCGCTGGCGGTGGTGCCGGTTGTCAGGCGGCAAACGCCAATCGCGTCGGTATTGACGGTATAATCCCCCTCCGGCGTGGATGCATTTGCGCTAGTGCCGGATGCGGCGGCGATAAACCCGCCCGCCTCGCCGCCGTTGAAATGATTCCACATCGCGCTATGGCGGGGATGAAACCCCGCGCGCAGCATCGCGCCGTCGGCGGCGGCCAGTGCGGCGGCGACATTTGTACCCGTGACCAGTACGCGGTTTGTGTCGTCGAAATCGATACCTGCCGCATCCGGCGTTTCAGGCATGTCGGGTATTGCGGGCAGGCTGTGAAAACCTTTCACACCGTCCGCGTTGGTGCCGTAGTATTTAGCGCTGCCGGGGCTGGTTTCATCGCCGCTCAGGCTCAGGCTGCGGTTTGCGCTCAAATCCCCGCCGCCGTTCAGGCTGCCCGTGGTGGCGATACTGCGCGCGGCAGGCACTTTGGCGGCCAGCGCTGCATCAAGCCCGCTGATATCGCCCGTGCTGTGGCTATGCACCGCGCCCGCGCGGCTGTCGAGGGCCGCCCCCAGTCCCTCAATATCCCCGATGGTATGCGTGTGACTGGCGGCCGCTTTACCTGCCAACGCGGCGCTTAGCCCGTCGATATCTTCGGCGGCATGCGCATGCGCGGCGGGCGGGGTATCGGCCAGCATCGCCGTTAAATCGGTGATATCGGCGGCGCTATGGCTGTGCGCGCTATTGGCCTTCGCGGTCAGGGCGGCGCTCAGGCCGTCAATCTCTTCCGGCGTATGGCTGTGGCTTGCCGCTGCCTTGTCTGACAGCAACCCCTCAAGCCCTGCGATATCGGCGGGGGCGTGGGCATGCGTCAGCGCCGCCTTTGCCGCCAGCGCCGCGGTCAAGCCGCTGATATCTTCGGGCGCATGGCCATGCGCGGCGGGGGCTTTGGCGGCCAGCGCGGCGGCAAGCCCGCTGATGCTGCTTATCGCGGGCTTTGCCGCTTGCCATGCCGCGCCGTCATAGACCAGCGTGTCGCCCGCATCCGGCGCGTCCGGCAGTATCAGCTGCCGCGCGGCGGGGATATCGTTGATGATATATTTCTCCCCCGCCGAAAAAGAAACCTTCGCCCCGCCCTGGCTGGAGGCGATGACGCTGCCCCTCACCAGTGTCTGGCTATCCGCCATGTGGCCGATGCCGACTTCCCATTCCGGCGCAGCCGGATGGCGGATGAAATAGAAAAACGCCGCTTCTTCCCCCGTGCCGAAAGCATCGGCAAAACGGCGGCATCCGGATAGCGTCGCCAGCAGCAGCGGCCCGCTGCCTGTTGACGCCGTTTTTTGTTGCACCAGATTGTCAATCGCGCTCATGCCGGAATCCTTTGCTGCGGCTGTATATCCAGACCTGCGGCGGTCATAAAACGCTGTACGGTGGCCAGCGGCTGCGCAAATCCCTCGCGCAGCAGCGCATCGCCCAGGTCGTAAAAATCAATGCTTTCGCCGCAGGCCTGCAAAAACATGTGCATCAAGGTGATGACATCGCCCATGCGCCAGCGGCCACCGTGAAAGCGGCGGGCGAGGTCGGATAGCGGCCCGAGTTCGTCTTCGATATTGCAAACAAGCCGCGCGGTGATATCCAGCCTGTAGAGTTTACCCCCGCAGCGGAAATTGAACGCGGGTTGCGCGCCTGCGGATTTTACCTGCGCTGTCATGCGCGTATCCCCAGCGTATCGCCCCCATCCAGCGGCGGCAGGCCGAGCGCGGCGCGCTTTTCGTTGACGGTCATAAAATCGGCGGCATTCACGCGCTGCCAGATTTTTTCGCGCCGCAGGGCGAAGGCTTCGATTTTATCGATGTCGTAGTCGATATGAACGTCGCTGCCGAAACGCGGGGCCAGCCAGTGGTTCAGCTCGTCCTTGACATGGTCGATAAGCGGCAGGACCGCATCGTCAAACAGCGCCAGCCGCGCCTGCTCGAAATTGGCAAAGGTCAGCGACCCGTCAATCCCCACCAGCTGCGGCGGTACATGAAACGCCAGCGCAATTTCGCGGGCCGAAACGTCTTTTCCGGCCAGCCAGTCCATATCCTTGGGGCTTAGCGACATTTCGCGCCAGTCCAGCCCGCCTTCCAGCACCAGCGGGCGTCCGGCATTGCCCGCGCCGCTGAAAAAGTTTTCCAGCTCCGCCTTCAGCCCTTCGCGCTGTTCGTCGGTCAGCGTCGCGGCGGTATCGGCATGCGGCGGTTTATAGACCAGCGCGCCCGACGGCCTGCCCGATGATTGCAGCAGCGCCGCGTTCCAGCGTCCGGCATCATTATGCTGGTCGATACTGGCGGCGGCGGCCTCAAGCGCGCTCATGCCGTACCAGTCATCCAGCGGGTGAAAGGCCTTCAGGTGCAAAAGACGGCTGTGGCCGCTGAAAATATCCACGGGGTAATCAACGCTTTTGCCCCCGACGCTGTAGCGGTAGGCGGCGGGCAGGCCGTGACTGCCCGGAATAACCCGCAGTCGGTCGGGGCGCAGCGTCCACAGCTCGCGCGGCGGCGTATCTTCGCCGCTGACGGCTTCGATATAACTATTGCCGGCAATCAGGTAAAAGGCATAAACGGCCTCGAACAGCTCCGCCCCGCCCTGCATGGGGTTCGGCTGCGTGAGCAAACGGGCGAGGGGATGATCCTCCAGCCGCGTTTTATGCGCACCCGCACCCTGCATCACCACCCAGGGCACTGCCGCCGCGCTCTGGCTGATCAGTTTGACGCAGCGATAGGCGATGACGTTTTTCTGATAGCCTTCCTTGGCCAGCTGGTCGTACTGACGCGGCGTGAATCTCGGCTGCAGCGCGCCGGATTGCACCATCAAGGGCGCGCTCGCGCTTGCCTTCACGGTTTTTTTGGATAAGAACAGATTTTTCCAGCCCATGCGGATACTCCGGCTTGTGTCAATATATCGGCGGTAGTGAAATTTTCTTCAATCCGGCTGCCAGATCATCGGGCGCGGGTCTTTGCGTGGCGCCAGCATCAGTTCGCTGAGCGCCCAGACGCGCGCATCCACGCGGTCGGGGCTTTTGGCATCCTGCAGCGGGTCAAACCGGCACATCTGGTCTTCCAACGCCGGAAAGGCGCCAAGGTGATGCACCAGCCCGCGCGCATCCAGCGCCGCAATCGGCTCCGCCCGCGCCATTTTGCCGCGGCTGGCATGCACGGATTTATAGGCGATGGCGCTGTCAAAACTGCGCAGCGTATGTTCGACCAGATCGCCGCCCTGATTGACTTCGGCAACCACGCGGTCGGCCTGATATTTATAATAGGCGCTGATAACGCAGGACGCCCATTCGGCGGGGCTCATCCGGCCCGACAAATCGGCGATGATATACCCGCGGTTGTCAGTGCCGAGGCCCGCGACAATAATCCCCGTTTCATCGCTATGGCGGCCCGATGTTACGGCGGGGTCGACGGCGATGACGATGCGTTTCATGTCGGGCGCATCCTGCGGGTGGCGGCGGCAGCGGTCGATACCCGCGCGGTCCCACAGCGCATTGGGGCGGTCGCTGTGAAAAGCTTCCTCGGCGCTTGACGGATATTCGCGGCGGAATGTCCAGATACCGCCCAGTTCTTCCATTTTTACCTGCCGCCAGTACATTTGCGCGTCGTCAAGGCCGTAGGCGGTTTGATAGCTGGCCTCCTCCGCGCTCAGCGTGAAATCGGGCGGCGGGTCTTGGCGGTATTCGTCCTGCCAGAACCAGGGTACGAAGATGAATGTATATCCACCGCGCCCTTTTTGCGCATCCATGCACATCTGGTAAAAAAGTCCCGCGGCACCCGCTGATGTGCTTTCAAGAATAATCTCGGTGCCTTTTTCGTCCGGCACCGCCTGTAGCGCGCCGGCGACGTGCTGTTCCGCCTGCGCCCAGTAAGCAACTTCGGAGCCATGAAAATATTGCAGCGTATGCGCCCGCCCGACACCCGACGATTTCGCCGTGCCGACGGCATAACCTGAATCGAGCCTGCCGAAAACCAGCTCGCGCGAGGATCGCCGCGTTGCCAGCGGACGCACGGCTTCGGGGCAGTTCTCGTAAAACCGCTGCACCATCGCGTGTATGGCGCGCGAGGCATCTTCAAGATGCGTCAGAATAAAGGCGCGTACGCCGCGACGGTGCGTTACCTTCCAGTAAAACCGCGCCTGCACATAGGTCGAACAGCCCTGCTGGCGGCCTTTTAAAATCAGGGCGCGCACGCGGCCGGTGGTGACAAGCTGTTCTTCCAGCCGTTCATGAATATATTTCTGTGCGCTATTGAGTTTCAGCGGCACAATGCGCCCGCCCTTGGCGCGGACTTTCAGGCATTTTGCCGCGTAATGCGCAAAATCCGTCATCAGCCGCGCGCGGATGCGGCGTTCGCGTTCTGTTATCTCTGTCATGGGCTATTCAAGCGCGCGCAGGGCGTCTTCATGCGGCGGCGCGGCTTTTTTGTCGGCGCTGTCCGGTGCAACGGCTTGCGCGGGCAAATCCGGCAGAATTTTTTTAAGCAGCGCCAGCGCGGCGTTCACCTGCGTCGCCGTCATTTTTTTCGTGCCCAGCACATGCTGTTCCAGTGCATCGATCAAAGCGCGCGCGTCAATCGCGCGGCGCGGGTCGCTGCGGCGCGCGGCGGATTTGCGCGGCTTTTTCGGCGCGGCGGTTTTTTTGCGGCGGGTCATGCGACTGTTTCCAAACCCCTCTACGCAAAAACCCGCAGCGTTATCGGCGGCGGGTGTGCGGGGGTTGTTCTGGCGTTTGTGTTTGCGGAGTGTGTCGCTCGCAATTCGGGAGCATGGTTGGATTTGGCCAAAAATGATCCCGCCTGGCAAAAGTTTTTTTCAG